ATAAGACAGAGATGTTTGACCACAGGATGTTGAACTTCATCCTTGGCATCTCAATGGCATCGCGCTCGTCTCGGTAGCGTCTTACTACCTTCTTACCGCGCTTTTCCCACTTGTCAAAGACCTTGGCAGCTTTGTCTAGTTGGTCGTGCCAGAACGGGCCTTGATCTTCCTCATAAGCCCCATCATCGTAGGCGTTCTCGTACATATTAAGCCGCGTAGAAGAATGTCACATTCAATGCAGTTCCAGCGATAGTCGCATAGAGGCTTGTTCCTACATTGGCAGGGAATCGGTGAAACCCTATGGCTGGTGTGATAGTTCCAGACATCGCTGTACCGCCTGCGCCACCATCTGTAAGAACTAATGTGCCTGCGTTAGTGCTATTCACATAGAACCCAATAAGTTGACAAGCCCCTGTCGAGACCGCCCCCGTTGCTGTGATGTTCTTGTATCCACCGACTTCTGCTACTGGTGCACTCATATGCGTTCCTCTTTATGTGTAGTTTCAAAATCCCACAATTCGTCTAGCGTAATCGTCTGTAAAGTCTTCCCTTTGGGTTGGGGTTCGTTTGACTTGTCCTGACGATACGCGACTGCAAGCATTCTAAACGCATCTGCGGGGTGTGAACACCAATCATGCCTTGGAGTTTGACGAAAAGTTTTCTTGTCCTCATCATATTCTCTTTGGTACTGTCTGAGTGCCTCTAGCCCCTCATCACAGATCGGGTCAAAGTAGCACTTCGGCAGAATCATCCGCACCGCCTGTATGCCGTCTTGCACCCCGATCTCAGGCACTATGGCTAGTTTGCCAATCCCTCCAAGGTGACTAGCAAGTTGTTCAAGGATTGACTTGCCTCCAGATGCAAGGGTCTTGGCTCTAGCGTCATGCGGTAGGTAGTGCTTGGTGTACCGATAGCCCTTAGAGTTCACAACATTGGCTATTTCCTCGATGGATGCGCCTGAGACTGCGTAGTAGTCCATCACATGAATCTCACCCCTGACTACCTGATACCACCAGATCGCGGTGTCATCTCGATAGCCTAAGTCCCACGCTGTGAATACTGGTGCATCAGGGTCAAACTTGAGGTCTTGGATTCTGCCATCTGCGTCTAGTTGGCGCATCTCCACCCCGTAGAACGCCCCGAGGATAGCTGCCTCAAACGAGCACTCATACTCTTGGTCGTACTGGTCTTGACTCAATTGGTCTTTGGCAGCCCTCAGTTCCGAGTCAGGCAGTATCTTAGAGACTGTGGCTGGTAGGCGTAGCAAGAACCAATCTGGGGTTGCCTGGCTAACCCTGTATATGTCGTGAAACTGATTCTTTCCCTTTGGAGTACCCCCAAAGACTGCCCAACCCAAGGTGCTAGACAAAGTGGGTCTTATGACATTACCCCACACACTAGGTTTAAAGTCTCCATACTCGTCTAGGTATACCCCATTGAATCCTAGTCCACGCATAGCATCTGCGTTGTCTGAGCCAAATAGTCTGATCTTTGCCCCGTTAACCAGTTCGACTGTTAGATCGCTCTCATTGGTGCTTTTACTTACGGGTTGGGCGTAGAACTTTAGGTAATCCCACGCCACAGACTTGGCTTGACTTCTGAACGGGGCTATATAGGCATACTGTGCTCTCACCCCACCCTCGGTCAATGCTCTGCGTATCAGATCGTTGATAGCTGCGACTGTCTTCCCCGCCCTTCGGTGTGCCACCAGACAAGACCATCTCTCCGTCCTTTGGTGAAAGGGCATGAACGCCTCTCTCGGAGAGTAGGGGATGATTACTTCGCGCCTTCCCACTTGACCACCATTTCGATTGCGCCTTCATCTGCGCCCGTTATCTCTGTCCTAGCAAGTTTAGGCACATGGTATTCCACTACGCTTTGGAATAACTCAAATGCCTTTGCAGGGTTGGGTTTTATATCTGCCTCAGGAATGCCATCTGCGACCTTATCTAGCCACTCTGCTAATCTGTGTGCATTACCATCAACAAACAAAGCAATCGCCTCCCTTGCCTGTTGTGTGGTCTTGTTGGGCGTTCCTGATGTACGCCCTCCCGCCTTCTTCCTACTTTTAACTACTTTAGTTTCCATTATAAGTATTTTTAATTATAAGTTTTTCTTTGGGTACATCATAAGATTCATAAGGAAACTTAGCCCGTCTTTCTGTATCCGTCATATTTAAGCGTTCTTGGACTGCTCTAGCCTCTGCTTCGCCAGCCAAACGGAAATATGATTCCATTGGGTTATCAGAAAGTCTAGCCGCTTCCACAGCCTTATCTAATTTGTCACCAGTTCCTACTCTTTCAAGTGCGGCAAATGCCCCTGCGCTTGGTTTTCGTTGAAATACTGATTCAAACCTTTGCTGTGCTTCTAATTGACTTAAGTTTGCACCACGCATCATTTTGTCAATAATTGCCGAATCTTCTAATGCTTGCGTAGTAAACACATCATGTGGCTTAAACATTTTTGGGTTACCGCCAGGATGAAACCCCTCTTTGGCTTGCACAGCGTGTTGCAGTTCATGGGCATATACATCTATCGGTGTTGGCTCATTGGTTGGAACGCGAATAGTTCCACCTTCCCCTAATTGCCAATCTAATTCCCTCTTTGGGGCTTCGTAGGATGCCATTTGCTCATATTCTGGTGTTGGCACTACTTTTACGCCTCTAGGCAATTGCTCATAAGAGGCTTGCAGTTCTGGGTGCTTGATCACCAATGCGCCACCCGTGTTCCTAAAATCTTGTATACCAAGGTTTTGGTCGCTTATCTCTTGTCTCCACTTACCTTCTGGGCCACGGAATGTGCCTGTTTCTGTCCAAATCTCTTCTGGTGTTGCGCCTTTCTTCTCCATTGCTTGCGCTCTAACAGCATCTACTTTGTCCCAAGTCTTTGCGTTTTCACCAATAAATATCTGTAAAGGCTTGGGTGTCATCTGCCCAATAACCGATCTGGTCGGCTGTCCCGTCATCCCTGCGTTGATCTCGTTACCCAATAAACTGAGGTAGCCTTTTACCGCAGGCATTGGGTTAATTGGCGCAAAGCTGCCCATTCTTCCCGCAACATCACCAATTGGTGTGTTTGACTTTAATGGCATTGTTTCTAAATAATGTTCCGTATCAGGGTACTTTTGCTGTCCTGTAAACGCTTGGCTAAGAAGTTGTAGCGGTCTGACCATTGGTATTGGTTGGTTTACTACATCGCCAAATAAACCCCGTGTGCCAGCAATACGCCCTCTTAGCACATCCACAGGCACATTGGCACTTGCCGTTATGTCTTGCTCAGACCGATAAGGTTTCATCTGCGGAAATACACCAAAGGCGGGGCTTTGCAATGCTGCCATGCGCTCAATCTCTTGTGGGGTTGGTTGCGATGTACCCAAGGCTTGGGCTAATGCTCTGTAATCAGGCATCAATATCTCTTAGAGTAATTGAGCATAAATCTTGGCGGTGGGGCTTGTAACCTTCCATGTGGGTCAGTCATAGGGATAGGAGGTGGTCTGTTGTAACGCATTCCATAAGTCTCATCACCCTTTTGATACGCCAAATCCATGCCCTGTGCTTTTAATTCTTGAAAATTGGGCGTTTGTACCCCAGACATACTTAAACCAGCGTTTATTGATTCATTGTTTGACAATGGAATATTTGCGCCAATTCGACCCCCGCCAGCAAAGCCTTTTGGTATTGCGATAATATTGCCAGATGCGTCATAGCGAACTGGTGATGACAACGCTTTAGCCAATTGACTGTAAATTTCTTCATCACTATATTCAGGCATGAGCGTTTTCCTTCATGTTTATCAGCCCGTTAAGCATTCTTGACTTGGTTTTGTGCCATTCCTGAGAATACGCGCAATTCTTGTAATGCTCAAACTCTGGTATTCCAAGAGTGTAATGCGCTATCTTGGCGTTGTGTTGATCTTCACCCACCAAAACATTCCACTCTTCTGGTAACTCACCTATCTGATCGTCTTTTAGCCACTCAAACCGATGTAGTTCACTTCCTGTATGGTCATCCACAAAATCAGGGTCTAACACCTTGTTGTCAGGATGCTCACAGTTCCACAGTATCAGGCTCGACCAGTTCTTTCTCGGATAGTTCTCGTTCTTGGTCTCCATCGCTGTGCCAATGTATTTCCTTTTGTGTTTGGTAAAGTAATTGTGCTTAACTACTTGCACCGCCTTGGTGGGGTCAAATAACTTGTCCAGTTCGGCTATGTCGGCAAGCATCAGCATATCGCTTGCATCCATAAATATCGCCCTACCTCTAAACCCTGTGAAGTAAGGCACTAAGAATCTTTGGTAGATAAATGTGTTCGACCCGTCTCTTTGCTTGCCAAAAAAAGGCGTGATCGCCACCGCTTCTGAGGTGCGCTCAATCAAGGATTGGGTAAAAACATGATACCCAATAGCCTCCCGAGGGTCGTAGCCTGCAAAGATTCTGATCATTGCAACCCTAAACGATAGATCGTCCTGTCAATCAATTCCGCTATTTCGTCAACAATGTTTTGCAATTGACTCTCATCAGGCATTGCTTTTCTGTTTTTTATTACATAGTTTTGTATGCTAACCATGTATTTCATTGGGTCTTTAGCATTATGGAAGTTTTCTGGGAAATCTTTGATGCGCTCGTAACACCCTGAGTAGGCTTCTGCAAATCTATCGGTTAACTCAATGATCTGGGGATAGTATTTGCCCAAGGCTTTATGCACACCTAGATCGGTGGTGGACAAGTGCATGAAGTGGGTAACAGTTCCCGAGTGGAGTAATGTGCTTATGAAGTCTGCAACATCTTTTTGGTTTTCGTAAGCCATATATATCCTAAAAAGGTGGGGGAGAGCACCCCCCAAAGGCAACTGCTCTTCTTTATTTTAGCAAGGTTCTTATCGTTTCGTTCAATACTGTCATCTCATTTGTTTTATAAACCTTCCATATTCTTTGTTGTCCGTGTATTCCGTTGTGCGCCCCTTGATGACAATCTTTGCACAAGGGAATGCAAAGATATTGCTCATGTTGGACGATGTGGTGCGCGTCACTTGGGCCACTCGCGTCACAGACCCCACAGTTCATTTCCTTGATCTGGGCTAAGTGCTTGCGCTCTTCTAGGGTAGGTTTATTGTTCAAAGGTAACCCCGTGTTCTGCACCCCATGCGTGTAGCCACTCCACAAACTCAGATGCTTGTTCTTTGGTGAATTTACGGGTTTGCTGACCGAGCTGCACAATTCCCGTCCCGTCTAGGCTTGGCACAATCTTGCCCTCATTAAGTTTTTGGTCTTTGCAAAACTGCCAAACTAGCATTCGTTTCCAATCCTCGGCATCCCACTTTGCGCCTAAGTGTGAGGCTTGTTGGGCTATTTCCTCAATCATGGCGTGATACTTGGAATTCTGTGGGCATGACCGACTGGCGTTCTTGATCTCCAAGGTCAATTGCTTGCCAGATGATAGGGCTTCTTTGACTTTTGGCCACAGCGTTCCCATCACCGCAGTCGCGTTGTCCTTGTTTAACTCTACTCGCATTCTTGCACCATGATGTTTGCGCCAGCAGTCTCGGCATAGACCTTGGTGATGTGCGCCTCTACGATCTGCGAGTCATTTAAATAAACAATGCCCTGCATGGCATCGGTAATACTTTTGTAAACATTATCTAAATCTACTTTCTTGGGATATTCCACACCTCGTAAACAGGCTTCCTTGCGCTTTTTAGAGTAGGAAGTAGGTACACCATAGCGAAGGTATAAAAACACAGTTAAAGCCCCTTGTAGTGGCTCTGATGCGCCTATTGCGTGTCTTGCTTTCATGGCTACTTGGGTTTCGTAGTCGATTGTTTTGGCATCGGTGTATGTCTGCACGAATTGACCTCTACGGGCAAACCTTGGTCTGCCTTTGGGTACTGGGTCACCTTCGACCTCAAAAGTTACGATTAGTGTCATAAAAATGATTCTTGCAAAGGTTTGTTTTCCCATTTGAGGGGCGGGTTAGTGGAATCTATGCGTTTAGCCATACAACCCGCGCAAGGCGCGTTTTCTGCATGGTGTAGGGCAACATTGGTGGAGTCTGCGCTTGCCAAAGGCCACGGGCCTGCCGACTGCCCCAACATTCTCAGTCCATGAACCCAAGGCAGCTTGCCAAAAGTCTTAGACAAAGCATTAAAAGCCTCGTCCATCCTTCCGCACCACTTGGTCGTTCCAATTTGCCAATACTCACCAGCCGAGCCAAAACACACACGACCCCATTGGTCTGAAATCTCCAAAAGGTAGTCAATCGGTAGCCCCAAGTGCCAAACTGGAATCCCAAACTCTTTGCGGAAAGGCCATGTTTTGACCATTTCCCGTTGTTGTTCCACAGTTCCGTCAATCACATCTGGCACTACCGCCCAATGGGGATGGGCTAACAAAGGCTCTACCCACTCGTAAAATCCATCTCGGTCAAACTGTAATCCACGGGTATAGGCACTAAATGCCCCGTTATCAAGCATTAGGCTTTGCCCAAGGCGCAAACATCGTTTAAGGTCATCTGGTCTAGCGTAAGACACACAAAAATGCTTACCACCCATAGTTTCAATCGCTTTTATAGGCGATATGGGTGTGCCGTGATAGTGAATCATGTGGCGCGTATTTTCTTTGCCAACCAATTTGATTGGGTAGGGGCTGAGTAGTGGGTGGCGTTTATGCGCTCTTCCTCACAAAGCAACGCACATTGTTCTTTTTGCCATTCCGCGCCCATCTCCCAAGCGTTAACAGCAAAAATAATGGTGTTTATGTCGCAGTTTGCTATTTTTAGCATTTCAATCAATTCGTCTTTGCTCATGTAGCACTTTCAGTCGTTGGACAATCAAGGTAGGCAGAGTAGGAAAATCCGACTTCAGCAGCTTGGTCATGTGCCTGGCATGGTCGATTGTTCCTTTGTTCATAGCCAATAAAGCATAGTGGTTGACCAGATAGTCGAGGAATATCCCCTGTCCGTTCCAAGGCTTGAGTTGCGCCAGCCACGGGCATTCCATCTCTGATTTTGTCAAGGATTGCATGGGCTTCACTTTTGGTCATTCAAGAGTCTCCAGGCGGTTGCTGCACAAAGTGGGACTTGTCCGTTTCCAAGGGCTTTAAGTCTGTCCACCCTATGGGCCACCCCATGAGCCACTCTACCCAATCGGGGTTCAACGGCCCACCAACCTGAGCCGCTAGGGGTATCTCGTTCCTGCCGTACTCCGAGGGATATCCTTTGTCTTTGTACATTCTCTGTACTGGTGTCGGCCAAAGTCTTGGATTGTTCACTTGGTCGACCAATCTGATTTGTATGGGTTGACCATTCGCTCGATGATTCTTGCCTTCTTTGAGCAGTCCAGATGTCCCCCCCCCCGTGTCTGGAGTGCGCCACAATCCACGTTCTGTCGCGTTTGTGCGGTGCGCCAACATCGGCAGCTCCCATAACAGTCCATTTCGAGTCATACCCGAGACAGGAAAGGTCACCAAGGATTCGCCCGATTCCTCGATGAATGAGCATTGGGCTGTTTTCCACGAATACGAATCTTGGTCGAACTTCGCTAACCACCCGCGCCATGTGATACCACATTGAGGATTGTTCTCCGTCAAGCCCTGCGCCTCGGCCTGCAATGCTGATGTCCTGGCAAGGGAATCCCCCTGAGATGACATCGATTTTTCCGCACCAAGGTCTTCCATCAAATGTTGCGACATCGTCCCAGATAGGGAATCGAGGTAGGAATCCATCAGACTGCCGTTGCAATAAAACTCTGCGTGGGTAGTCTTCGATTTCAACGGCTGCAACACATCGCCACCCAAGCAAATGTCCTGCAAGGATTCCCCCGCCACCGCCCGCAAATAATGCCAACTCATTCATTTTCCAGTCAATCGTTTGATGTAATCACGAACAGATACAGGCATAGGAGAAATATTCTTTGTGTCTTCCTCGATCTTCACTAAGGCAGGGTCTCTAAAGTTTAGATTTACATTTAGCACCATCTCAGGCACTTCAGCCCCATCCCACCGCATTTGGTTGATATAGACCAGAGGCGCAGGGATAAATGCCCCATCGCCCTTTTTCCATTGGTCGGTGGTTTTCATCCACTCGGTGTGTTTAATTATTTGGTCTGCTTGTAGGTCAAGTTTTAGTTTGTCCCACTTGGCCTTGCATTGGGCTTTACCGCCCTTTCTAACATTGCTAGGCCATGCCTTCCAGAACTCTTCAAACATTGCATTTCCTTTTAGACATAGTTTCTCCAAGGGTGAATAGAGTTCAATCTATTAACCTTCTCCAGACTTATATGTAAACAATAAGCCCCAAGTGCGCGTGACGGATTGATTCGCTTATACAAATGGGTTGTTTCACCATGTCCCATCTGCTTTACCAGTCGCTCAATCAACGCTGGTCGCTTTTTGCTCACGGGTGAAATGAGTGCGGTGTTTCTTGGGTTCAGTCCATGCAGACCATTTGCTAACGCGCCCTGACGATCTAGATCGCCAAAAGCAAAAACCCCGCAAGATGCTCTGTGGTCTTGGCTCTTGGCGAGAGCAACAGCAAGACGATTGACGCGAATCAAAAATCTCGCCTGCTGTCGTACAAGACCACACAGTACCTTACGGGGTTCAAGATTCGCGTTCTCGTCTAAATGCCACTCTAGACGCTTTGGATTATACATACTTTTAAAACTATTTAAACCATTCAGGTTTAAGAACTAACAACTGCCACATCCTTGCCTTGGGAACAGTCTTCCATTGCGAAACCGCAGCTTGGCTAATACCAAGAATGTCAGCAAGATCACGCTGTGAGCCTGCCAGACGGATAAGATGTTCTTTTGTCATGCCCGATATTTTACATAAGTTAACTTAATCCGTATTAGGGAAAGTCCCTACACACAAGACTTAATCTAACTTATAATAAATCATGCCCTAGCAAAACGCACGGGGTCTTTTAAGGAGTTAGTAATGAGAGTAATGCACTTAAACAAATATGGTTCTGGCATGACATCCAGAACTGCTTGCGGTAGAAACATACTCCGCACACCAATGTCAGGTAACTGGTCTGAGTTCAAAGCAGATCAGTATCGATGCGTGAAATGCGAAACAAGCAAACAAGCAGATTTATTCAAACGCATCGATGCTAAGAAAGAAGTGGCATGGAAACATGATGCCCCATTTAACTCACAGTTCTTGGGCGCACAACGCGCACAGGCTGGTCAAGATTATTAAACCCACGGGGCGCAAGCCCCATTAAGGAATCTTATGACTTACCCCACCCAACACCCAGAATTAGACCAAATGATCTGTGAACACCACGATGTGCCTAGTCAAGACCTTGAATGCTATTTTGCATCTGAGGGCGGTAGCCTTTGGTTTGTATACGCAAATGGTGCTTGTATTCAAGAACTACTGCGCGACACAGTAATCCAATCCCTAGAACGCGCTTATGCAAAAGCCTGTCAAGAAGAGGCTGATGCTGACGCTTTGGACTCTGCTATTTCCCGCTACGAGGCTAAACACTATGAAGCACTCTAAATACACAGAACACGGGCTAGATGGCCCATACACCCCCGCCCCCACACTTGTTGACAAAGTATTGTTTTGGTTATCTGGCTTTGTCTGCGGTCTTATCTTTGCCTTTTTAATTACAGGAAATTAAATGAAAAACATTGCTACTGCTCTAGTCAAGGCTCAGAAAGCCTTTGCACCCGCCCTAAAGAACGCTACAAACCCTCATTTCCGTTCCAAGTATGTTGACCTAGCATCTTGCGTGGATAGCGTTATAGGGGCTTTAAACGACAATGGGATATTCCTATTCCAAACAACCACAGAGCACACAGACGGGGTTATCTGTGAGACCAGTTTCCTACATGAATCAGGCGAACGCCTTGACTGCGGAAAACTGTTCTTTCCCTCACCTAAACACGACCCCCAAGGGTTTATGTCGTGCCTGACCTACATCCGCAGAGCCTCACTCATGGCCGCCACAGGGCAAGCCCCCGAGGATGACGATGGCAACGCAGCTACTAAGCCTGCGGTTAAGGAAACCAAGGCCAACCACAACCAGATGCAAGACCACATCACCTCAATCAGCGAGTCCACCACGCTAGAGGAACTCCAGACGCGCTTTAAAGAGGCTTATAAGTCTGCGGGTACGGATAAGGAATGGCTTGAGGCGGTTACTGGTGCTAAAGACTTGATGAAAAGGACATTGAAATCGTAGTGGTTTATAATCTGCTTGTAAACCATTACAAGGAAATTGCATGAACTTATCTTTTCTTTCTGTATCTGAATCAAAGTCAAAGGATGGGCATATCAAATGGTTGTGTAAATGTTCTTGTGGCGATGTATCTGAATACATTGCTACAAGAGTGCGGAACAACCGAGTAACCCAATGCAAAAAGTGTGCAACTAAAGCCAGCGCAGAAAAAATAAAAACCCACGGAATGAGAAATTCAAAGGAATATTCCACTTGGTCAGCAATGAAAGTTAGATGCACCTACAAAAAAGCAAAAGATTTTGATAGATATGGCGGTAAAGGAATTTTGATTTGTGATGAATGGGCAAATAGTTTTGAGTCTTTCTTTGAGCATATTGGCCCTGCACCATCTGCACAACATTCGATTGACAGAATAGATAACTCAAAAGGATATGAACCAAACAATGTGCGATGGGCAACCAAAACACAACAACAAAGAAATAAAAATAATTCGATATTTGTGACAAACGGCAAGGATGTTTTTCACATTAATGATGTAGCAACAAAATTGGGCATCTCTAGGGGTGCGGCTCATTTAAGATTAAAAAGGGGTACTTTAAATGGATATTCAAAGAAGTGAAGCATGGTTTCAAAGCAGGCTCGGTCGAGTCACCGCATCCCGCGTGGCAGATGTAATCGCCAAGACCAAATCAGGCTATTCCGCTAGTCGGGATAACTATATGGCGCAACTTATTTGCGAAAGGCTAACTGGTCAACAAGGTGAATCGTTTACTAATGCAGCTATGACTTGGGGGACTGAAACCGAGCCTTTGGCTAGATCGGCTTTTGAGGCTCATGCGGATGTAATGGTTGAGGAAGTGGGGTTTGTACCTCACCCACGCATTAGGGACTCTGGCGCGTCTCCTGACGGGTTGGTGGGGCTGTTTGGAATGTTGGAGATTAAATGCCCCAACACCGCCACCCATATTGACACGCTGTTGACCCAGACTGTGCCAGGCAAATACATCACTCAAATGCAATGGCAAATGGCTTGCTGTGAAAGGCAATGGTGTGAGTTTGTGTCGTTCGACCCTCGTTTACCACAAGACCTTCAATTGTTTGTCAAAAGGGTTGAATTTAATCAAACTTATGTGGCAATGTTAGAAGAAGAGGTAATCAGTTTCCTTGAGGAATTGGAAATTAAAGTAGCAAAGTTAACTAATCTGAAAGTGAAAAATGTCTAAAACCCAATACGAAATTTCTGTCATTACTGGCAAATACACCAATAAAGACGGACAAGAAAAGAATCGCTATCAGCGCATAGGCTCGGTTATCGAGACCAAGAACGGCCCAATGCTCAAGTTTGACTGTATGCCCATCGTTGAGGGTGGGTGGTCTGGTTGGGCATATATGAACGCACCAAAGCCAAAGGATTTTGATGACACTATCGACTTTTGATCACCCAAGAGTAAGAAATAGCGACCCAATGACAAGTTGGGTGGCTGCGGGGTCTGCCAAAGACCTTGCCAAAGCCCACGCCACCAAGATCATCCAATGCCTTAAAGATCACGGGAGTCTAGGCAAAGATGGTATTGCTCACCATACTGGTTTGGAGTCCATGCAAGTCGCTAGGCGGTTGCATGAGTTGGAGAGAGAGGGAGAAATCTGCTTGACGGGGAATGTGGTTAAGTCAAAATCTAACCGCTTAGAACGCGAGTGGAAGATAACCCCAATCCAGAGGGAATTGCTGTGATTACAGAAAGCATTACCAAAGAAATCTATGATCTGCCCGAGCATAAGCAGCTTAGAGAAGATGTAAGAAACTTTATTGTTAAACAAGAAATCTTACAAACCATTCAAAACTGTCCCATGTGCGCCCAACACCGAGAGGCTAAAAACCTTTGGAGAAAAGTGGCACTTGATCTTTTTACGAGGCAAAAATGACACCAGAAGATGAAGAATTTGAACGAATCTCGCGTGAAATCAGACGCAATGCTGCTGAAGATGACGATATTCAAGAATACAAACGCCCTTGGGTTTGGCTAACTGAAGAAGAAATAAACAATTTTGAATGGGAAGAGGGTCAAAGTATGTACGATATTGCCCGTTTTGTAGAGGCTAAAGTTAAATGGAAAAACACATGAACGCCTTTCACAAAGACTTTATGAAAACCTTTTACCCTCATTTTTGGTCAGCACCTAAAATACAGCCTAAAAGGGATATTAGGGTTCGCCAGTTCCATGTATTTGCGAGGGCAAGATGAGTTATCTAGTAGGCTCTCTGCCACCTTTAAAATGCTTTATACGCAAAGAATTCCTGTATGACCACCACAAGGGTCATGGAGAGTTAGAACCCTGTATCTGGGTGTCTCTCAAAGCCATACGAGGGCAAGTCTTTAGGATTGAGTCTCTCTTACCTAGATATGGGGCTTTGTACGACAAACTACCCATCCACGCTTACTGTTGGAAAGATGGCGGTGACTTGCCCTTAGACGCTCTCCAGTTGTGGGATTGTCTAGGGTATCGGTTTACCATCATTGAAAAGGTTTTACTCAGGAATCTAAGTGTCAAGGTCTTTGGAAAAGACCGCCAATGGCACTTTGGTACTTATATGTTTACTGTGGACTTTTGTGCTGACCAGACCGATATTGATACGGGTTTTTCTGAGACCGCAGAGGAACACAAATCCTTTAATTTCATTAAACTCGACAACGGACAGTTTGCTTGCCAACCCAACAATCGGTGTATCTGGTACGATCAAAGTCTAGTCTCAGGAACACTAACTCCAGACTTTAATGTTGCCACCCAGACCTACTCGGTGGACGGGTCACGCAAGTGGGTTGCCTCAGATGATTGGTTTTACGATATAAGGAGTCGAGATGCTTAGCAGTATTCTTACCATTATTGTTGTGCTACTTATTGGCGCGTTTGTCGGTGTTGGCATCCTAGTGGCAGTTCTTTGTATGAGTGTAGAGGATTAGCCATATACCCTAACCCCTTGTTTATCAATAATAAGGGCTTGCTTACGGGGAGAGTCAAATAACTTGTTGGGTATAGAGACATGAGTCCACCCACCACCTTTAACGGGGTCAGAAAACTCCCTGATCACTTGGTCATAGCCAATCCCAGACGCAATGATTGCTTTCACCACCTCATCAGGGGTCAAGCCAGGCACTCTCAGATCGGCAGCGCACCCTACCCTATGCTGAGAGGTATCTTTTGAGCCTACCGCGTCATTAACCGCTTTACTGCGGAACGCAGAGTTAACCATGATTGGCTTACCGCCAAGCACAGTTTTGACTGTTTCAAGGAATTCAGCCAATCTTTTAAGGTTTGCAAGTTCAATTTCATTTGGTATGTTCTCCAGTTCCCGATGCTCGGTGTGTGTTAACTCTTCAAGTGTGAAATGCTCTGTAAGGTTCATTTTTTCACCTTATCTGCTATTTTTTCCATTGTTCTACCACCAAAGTAAAACGACATTACTAACATTCCCCATTGCCCAAGTAGTTCCACATAAGCCCCCCTAGTTTCCCATCCAAAGATTGAGGCTACTGCAAAACCGCTATACGCCAACAAAAGGAATATAAGGGTCGCTGGGCGTATGTTCTTGGACAACCAAGAGTCAGATGCCATATCTGCTTTGAGGCGGTCTGTGAGGTTGTTTTGCTCTATTTTGTAATATTCAAGTTCCATTTCAGCAAGTTTTTGAGCAGCTTGTGGGTCACTCGCAATAGCCTTTGCAACAGCATCAATGGAATCAGAAACACCAAATTTACTAGCCAAAGCGGTAACAGCAGCACCACCCAGAGGGCCAGCCACAGCAGTTGCCAATGTGGGTGCGATACCCTTGAGAATATTGAATAGTTCATTCATTTACTTTCCTTGAGTTCTCGTTTAAGTTTGCGTAGTTCCCTGATTTCTTGCTTAAGTTGGGCTTTCATATACAGCGTTTCAATGTAGGCAATGGAGGTCGTAGCAACGATCAGGCACAACGCTACCGCGCTTAAAACCCACCCGATAAGACGCGCAGTTGCCACATTACCCACCCAAAAAGTGATGATATAAATACCACAGCAATTACTCCACTAGTTAACTCAATAGCCCTGATCTCTTCCTGTTCCTTTTGCCACCGCAATAGTCTCATTTTCTTGACTTCTTCTGCCCTAGCCCATTCCTGTTCTTGTTGAATTCTTGCATACATCTTCAAAAATCTGGTGTATATCGCTTTGAGTTCTGCTGGTGCATATACAGTCATTTGCTCACGAATCTGGGCATCCAAATTTTCCATTTGGAGTTCAACTAGACTTCGCTCTATCGCTTTTTTTGAGGTGTTTTGCGTAGGGTCGTAGCGTTCCTTAGATTCTGCTTCCAGCGATGCGTAGTAGTTTTTTAACTGCGCTTGTATTTCAAAGAAATTGCCCAGTTGCACACCCACATCGTTAATGACTTGCAACTCCATAGATTCATAGGATTGGTCTTTTTTGAGGGCTTTCTTTTGCGCCACAGGCTTGGTTTCGGCAGGCTTGCTAAACAAACCAATAAACCAATCCCACAGACCTTTAATTGCTTTAATGTCTGCTTGTACGCCTTGAATGGTGGATTTTGCACCCTCCAATTCCATACGACCTTCGTGCAACATCGAGCAACCTTGTTTAATTGCACTATAAGCAGATTGAGCCAAAAGTAACAACGAAAAAGGGTCAATGTCACACTCCGATCATTTTCTTGACAAACTCTGCCGCCACGCCAGGCCCGAGCAACACGACCAAGATCACCGCATACAGCAAATACTCAATCTTTGCCATGCGCTTTTCACCCGTGGACAAAGACTCGTCTATCCGCTTGTATCTCTCAGCGCACAGAACTTCGTGAATCGCTAGGCGTGTCTCAGTATCCTCAAGCATTACCAAGGCACTCCAGTAGCACTTACAGGATTCTTCTTAGCATCAATCTGCGCTTGCAGACTAGCCTCTACCGCCTTTTTGTCTACTCCATTAGCCCATATCCAATCTAATACAGTTGCTTGCGTTAAGTCAGCATAGGGAGTTGTGGGTGTTCCATCAGCCCATGAACTTGTTGAGTATGTAGATGCGGAGTAATCTCCATCTACTGCGCTTGCAGTCCAATGTGCAGTTGTTACAAACCCATTAGAGGTTTGGCGGTCTAGTTGTGTAATTGTCCAAGTAGTAGCCATTATTTGCTCTCCAAAGCCACGATTCGGGCGGTTAGTGCGTTGATTGTTTCGGCTTGTGTGTCGTTAATCGCTTTTAGTTCTTTTATGGATGCCACAAGCAATGGAATTACATCTGTGTATGCAAGCCCAAGAGTGCCAATTTCATCATTCAAAGTATTTACTGCTTCTGGAAATACTGCTTTGACATCTTGAGCAATTAGGAAAGAACGACTTGTTCCCTCTTCATCAGTTTTAAACCTACCAGTTACAGAACGCAATGAATTAACTTTTTGCAATCCGTTTGTAATAGGAATTAAATCTGTTTTTAATCGCTCGTCAGAAGTGCCTGTCCATGATGTTCCGCCATTGGTTACATAGACACCAGTACCAGAAGCATTAAATACGCAATAGTTACCAGAACCATCTGGACCAAATGACCACTTAACAGAACCATTGGTAATAGCCATTTTTAAGCCATTAACGGGTGCGGCTGTTCCATTAACTAATAATTCACCAGCAGAGGTTAGCATCATTTGTGAGCCATTAAATTTCATGGCTACTTGTGCGCTACCAGCATCATTCTCAGCAGATAGGTTTAATGTTCCACTTGAATCAGTTACTCTTAAATTAGCATTTGTGGCAACTCTGACATAAAGTTTTGCATTAGGCGATGTAGTGTTAATCCCCACATTACCAGAGGAGTCGATACGCAAAGCCTCATTGCCTGCGTAATATGCACGTAAATAAGTAGAAGCATCGCTTTGCCAACTCCATGCACCAGCGTTATCCCACATAACATACTGACCCGCACTAACAAATACATTACCAGCAACTTGCAGTTTCTGCGTTGGAGAGGCAGTACCAATCCCCACATTCTGTGAAGTCGAAACAGTAATCGCAGTAGTGCCAGCAGACTGCAAAGTTAGCGCAGTAGCTGCGGCACTCGAGAGTGAACTGATAGTTGGAGTTGTAATGGTTGGAGAGGTAGCCAATACATTGTTACCAGTACCCGTGTTAGTAACGCTTACCAAACCCTTAGAGGCATCCGTAGCAACCGCGCTAGATGCTGTCAAACTAGAGAAGATCGGTTGTGCGCTAAAGGTTGCTATACCGCCAAGCGTCACAGCACCCGCCACATTAGCCGTTGTACCCACATACAAAGCCTTGGCTATACCTACACCACCACCAGTAATGATCGAGCCTGTGGAGATGCTAGAAGAGTCCGTTACTAGGCTAGAAGTAACTCCTTGGGCAAAGGTAATCCGAGCCGTTGTGGTAGTTTGTCCGTCCTTGGTGATGGCGGTTGTCAGTCCTGTGGCTAGGTCAGTAGTCAACGCATTAAACGCTGAAGACGATATGACTGTGCCTGCTACTACTGGTTGACCAGTAGAGTTGATGTTAAATGTTCCACTTCCGTTGTAACTCATTTGTATTACCTCTGAGGTTGTTGTGCTAGTGCGTTAGCCATAGCTGCTTGTCTTGCTAACTGTTCATTGTATTGACGAACTCGCTCGGGCAATTCACGAACTGTATTTTGAGCAACATTGCCCTTTTGAAGTAAAAGTTTGGCAATTTCGTTGCGTGTTGTTTCTGGGGTACTTGCTTGGCTAAGAAGTTTTGTAAGAGTTCCAATTGCGGGAAGTGGATTACCTTGAGATGCTGAACTTACCGCTTGACCCGCTTGGGCTGTATTTCTCAAAGCATCTTCATTGATTCCAGATAATCTTGCTGCAGTCTGTGACCCTCTGCCTACGCTTTCAATCTCTTTTAATCGAGCCTCACGCGCCACATCAGACGCGAATTTGCGGTAATCATTGCCAAATATCTCTTTTAGTTTGTCGCTTGTAGCAGGCTCTTTCCACATTTTCAAAAGGGAAGTTTGACCGCCTTCAGTACCCACTTTGTCTTTCAAAGACTGTAAAACACCGATTCTGTAAGCCTCAATCTCACTTTTACTCATGCCCTGAGTAGCATCTGCAACCTTGATTGCGTCCTCTTTCATGGCATTGCGACCAGCCTTAACCGCGCCCTCTAACTGAGACGGGCCTGCAAACGCATCCCTAGCCTCTTTGTAGATGCTACCCAATGGGTTTGTGTCGCTCTTCAACGCTTTGTCTTTAGGACTCATATCGTCCATCTTGTTTGTCAGACGAACCCGTAAGTCGTTGTAAGCATTACTGAGTGCAGTTGGCTTGCCAAACTCACCCTTAGAATTTTCTGCCAAATCAAACAAAGCCTGTTTAACCTTGTCCAAGGTATCAAAGGGAATATCGTCACCCACCTTGATTTTGGACACATCAATTGGCGTTGTGCTTTTAAGTTCTGCCAACAATTCAGCACCACCATGAGCCGTTTTAGACGCTTGGATTAGTTTGGATAGGTCATCATCAACCCGTACAGAAACACCCTCTAATTGCTTGTATAAAGGCGCGGAGACTGTTTGTTTTTCAGCAATCAATCCGCTTAGTGTTCCTGTGTAAGTCTTGCCAGCAGTACCTAAAGCCTCATCTGCCGCGGTTACTAACCGCTTTGCTCTGGTGGCTTGTTGGTTGCGAATGAACTGCTCTACCAAGTCCTTCGCTTGACCAGGCAAAGTAGCCATCAAGTCCAAATAACTCTTAGAGGTTTGTCCTCCAGCCCCTGCAATCGTTGCCTCTGGACCTTGCGTCATCAATTTAGCCTCAACTTGTGCCAATGGGTCACCACCGCCACCTTGGAAGTAATTTCCTCGACCACTTCTTGACAACAAATCTGCCAATTTCAATTTAGCCGCGTCCATAGCGGTAGATTCGCTAATACGCTCTCCAATGTTCCTAATTACGCCACCACCCATGCGTCCAACAGTAGCCCCGACAGGGCCTAATACTGTGCCTGCAACGGCTTGACCTTGTTTAAACGCAGGGTAGGAGGCTTGTTCTCCCATAGTGACCGCAGGGGTTAATTGGCTTGATGCGCCACCCACAATGGCAGAAGTTCCCAACAAGCGAGGAATTGTGCTGACCGCTTTGGCAGGGATTAAAGCAGAAGTAGCTGCGGCAGTTGGCAAGATATTGCCTACCATTCGGTTGACATCAAAGCCCTCATCCCCTACTTGTTGGCGTAGGGCTTGGTAGGCTTCTTCTCTATCTCTGATTTCTTTGTCAATAGCCTCTGGTCTTGGGTTTGCCAACAAAGCATTAGCCAACTTAGACACTATTGGGATATTGCTTGCCCGTAATTGGGCGGGGATTACATCAATTGCCTCATTTATTGAGGGTGGGACATTTCTTGCTATGAACTGTGCGCCAGCATTGATTGGGTCTTTTATGCCCATCAAGATGCCTTGACCAGAAATATCTCTTGGCTCTGGTGCTTGTTGGGGGGCTTGTTGCGGTGCTTGTTGAGGCGGTGGTGCTAAAGGCTGTGCGCCATGCGCTTGATTAGCCAATTTCCAAGCAGTTTTTTCATCAGCCGCGTCTACCTCATAAGTAGCATTGCCAATATCAACTTGAAAAGTAGCCATTATTTAATCCTCCGAACCGCACCTACTGGTGGTTCTTCGCTAGGTGTAGTAATAGCGGGTGGCATTGCAGGGCCTTGGTAATAAGTGGCAAGTGATGAAGTTGTTGGGTTTTTCAACATTTCTTGATATTTTCTTTCGTGCTCTGCATACGCAAACCGAGCCGCCCGTTCACTTGCTAGGGCAAGTTGTTTAATCTCAGGAATTGTCAAATCTTCAATTTTTCCAGAATTTGCCCGTTCAGCAAGCAATCCTTCGCTCTCGGTAATTGCGCCTTGACCCTTCATTTGTGAACGACCTTGTAGCGTCATTTCTGCAAGTCCACGGATTACATCGCGTGTGTTTGCCAATTGTTGTTTAGCATCTGCACCGCCAACGCCCAAGGCTTGACCCATTTGAGCCAAAGTGACGCGACCGCCCGCAAATGGGCCTGCAATGATTTTGCCCGAGTCAATAGCACCAACAACACGCTTTGCCGCGTCCACTTGTTTAACAGCACCAGTTGCAATGTCTACCGAATCCTTCATCATTGGGCCAATCTGAGCCGCAATGCCTTCACCCATCTTGTTCTCAATTTTTACATTTGTTCCCAATGGATGAGAGGTTTGTTTCGCAATCAAATTGCGATACATATTCTTACCTTCTGGACTTGTTGGCTCTACGCCTGCGGCTTTAATTGCCAATGTAACGCTTCTATTAAGTTCTGGTTCTTTTTCGTATGGTGTGGCACTTAATGGGCGATCAATTATTTCGCCTTTTTTGCCATAAACTCTTTCAAATAAAGTGCCATCAGCCTTTTGTAATACTTGAGGAGTTGTTCCATATTCTGGTTGTCCTTTTTGGATAAATTCAGCCAATTTTTGAGCCTGTGGATTAGCACTCATTGCCAATATATAGGGATTTAAATTAGGCGCGTTACCAGTAGGCGCACCAACCATAGTTGCACCGCCCGCATTAGGCGCACCACCCACCGATGTGGCAGGCGCACCACCCATAGGTGCGCTAGGCGCGTTGCCCATGCCTGCACTTCTTAGAATATTTTGGAAATCTTGGTTTTCTATGTTTTTGCTTAACAGAGCACTAGCCATTGCCGAGGTTAGAGGATTTCTCATGCCTTGACCTAAATAGGCTTGCTGTTCTTCTTGGGTTCTTGCTCTTGTTGGAACACCCATTTGC